CCTTGCGTACCTTGATTACCAGCTATACCTTGTAAACCACCTGCGCCATCTGAACCTGCATCACCAGTATCACCGATTGGACCTCTTACACCTTGAGGACCTTGTGATCCTGTAGGTCCTGCTCCACCGTCGTCACCTTGTTCACCAACAAATCCTTGGAAACCTTGAACACCTTGTACACCAATAGCACCCGGTCCACCAAATCCTTGAATACCTTGGAATGCAGTTGGTCCTTGAGAACCTTGTGTACCTTGATTACCCAATAGACCTTGGGCACCTTGGAAACCGGCTGCATCAACCCCAGGTTGACCCTGTAGACCCTGCTCACCTTGTAATGATAAACCTATTAGTCCTTGGGTACCTTGATTACCTTTAATACCTTGTTCACCAGTGAACCCCTGTGTTGAACCAGCTTGACCTTGAACACCTTGAAGCGATGGACCAAAGTTTCCTTGAATACCAATAGGACCAAGAATACCTTGTGTACCTTGTTGGCCTGCACCAATTTCACCTTGAACACCTTGTACATCTCCGGGAAGACCTTGTAAACCCTGTAAACCTTGAACACCGTCAGCACCTACGCCAGTTGTACCTTGGATACCTAAATCGCCTTGTACACCTTGTGGTCCATCGTTACCAAGTTGACCTTGTAAACCTTGCAGCCCAAAACCATCGTTACCTTGGAAACCATCAGTACCTTGAAAACCTTGGAAGCCATCAGTACCTTGAGCACCTGCTCCATCTGAACCTTGCAAACCTGCAGGTCCATCTTCGCCTACTTCACCTTCAATACCTTGGATACCCTGAATACCTTGAGAACCAAATCCTGCTGGACCAATCGTACCTTGGATACCTTGAATAGATCCTGCTGGTCCCTGAGCACCAGTTGTACCTTGGTTACCAAATCCGTCAGAACCATCAGGTCCTCTTAAACCTTGAGTACCCTGCGTAGATCCAGCAGCACCCTGAATACCTTGAGCACCTGGGTCTCCATCAGAGCCTGAACCGGTAGTACCTTGAATACCTAAACCAGTAGTACCTTGAAATCCAGAAGCACCTTGTAAACCTTGAACAGAACCAGCTGGACCTTGGATCCCTGGATCGCCTTGAGGTCCGTCGCCGCCTGCTGTACCATCAGTACCTTGTGGTCCTGGATTACCTATAAGTCCTGGATCACCTGTTGAACCTTGAACACCAGTATTACCTGCAGGACCGGCGTTTCCGTCAGTACCTTGTACACCTTGGGCGCCTGGGCTTCCACCGCCTCCGCCGCCAGCACCGCCAATGCTTGACCAAGTAGTACCTTGAAATCCTTCAAATTGTTGTGATGCTGTGTTAAATCGTAAATGACCTTCTTCGCCAGTTGGTCTCTGTCCAGTTGTACCGGCGGGAATTTTAAGAGCTCCAGTTGGGCTTGTCTGTGGCGCGATAGCGTCAAAGTTATCGTCCATTTCGTCGTATGTTAAAGCACTACCCTTATCGCCGCGTTTAGTAATTGCCATTATGTCGTTTCCCCGTTATCATTGTAGTATACGCCAACATAAGCAGACCAGCCGCTTTCATTAGTTATACCAATTCCGTCGTTTTCTATATTTATATAACCATTTACTACATAATTTTCTAAAACATATGGCTGTGCTTCAGCCAATTCTGTACTAGTAATATATCCATTTGCTACATAATTTACTTCAACATATGGTAAAGACGCATTTGCGTTTACATATCCTGGAGTATCTTCTACATAATCAAAATTACAATATTCAAATAATTCTCTTTCAGCATCTGTAAGAGGAAATAAAAACTGGTAACATTGGTCTATTAATTGCTGTTTAATTACTGGATCTGTTTCAGCCGCAATTAACGGTAACAGTGTAGCATAGTCTGGATTAGCCACCTGCGTTTACCTTACTTGATCCTTCTGATGATGCATTGCCAGGCCAAGAAACACCATGACCTCCAGTAGCGTCACCTTTACGATGAACACCTTTACCACCAACTTTAACTCTACTTGAATACCCAACAACTGGATCTCCACATCCTGTTGAATCACCTTGCCTAATAACATCATTACCTTCAGCAGTTACTTTAGATTGCGATGCTTTATAATACGTACGATGGAACGGATTAGGCGTATATGATGCATGACCGATATGTCTATGTGCAGTTGTTGAAACTTCTGGCATATTATTCCCTTTACTAAAAATGCCTCAGAACTAATCCAAGGCATTCTATTTAGTCTATTTATACGTGGCTATGCCACATCTTCGAGTATTTGTTCTTTCGCCATAATGTACTCCTTTACTAATCCGGAGCGAACAATGTCATTAATCCCAAATCTTACGACGTCAAAAGACGGTATTGCATATAAGACTTTTAGGAAATCGTGTAGTCCTGTAATGTCTACTCTATTTCTGTTTGTTGCTAAATCATCTTGTTTCGTGTCTCCACAAAATATAATTTTTGATGATTGTCCTACCCTTGTAATAATACTATCAAGCTCGTGATAAGTCATTGACTGACATTCATCTACGATTATGATTGCGTTATCAAAGGTTAATCCTCTGACAAATGACGAAGTTTTAAACTCAATCATTCCTTTTGATTTCATTAGATTATATGCATCTTTTCTATCGAATAGATCGTTTACGATATCGGTATATGGTGCTTCAAATACCGCTTCTTTCTGTGCCTGAGTGCCCGGCATAAAGCCTTGCTCTCTAGTCTGAACTGCAGATCGTATTATGACGACTTTTTCATACTCTCCTTTCTGTAGTACATCATTGAGTGCCAAGTATGTAGCACACATTGTTTTTCCTGTACCTGCTGTTCCGATGGCTGCTAAATTATATCCTTCGTTATACGACTCGAATAAATCTGCCTGTGAGGGCGTGAGTGGTCTTATTTTACGTATTGAAAACTTATTGTTTAAAATACCCATCATATGAACCTGATCTCTTTCTATTCTGCGTTTTTCCTTGCGGGATAATTTGCGCTGTTTTGCCATGAAACCTCCTAGTGGATACTACCAAGTATTGATGTTATCCTTTTTGTGATGATGTTGAACATTTCTTAGTACATCACGAAATCCGTCATCTGGCTTTTTAAGGCCTAAACGAATAGGGTCACCGATTGACGGTGGCCTTCCAACTAATTGTGTTATGTTAGGGTTGTCTGTAAGGAAAGTTTCCCTCTCGGCCATAGACATGATCGAGTCAAAAATTTCATCTGTTTCAATATTCTTAAAAGTATAACTGGGCAATTAAACTTCCTTCCATGGTTATATTTATAATATCAGTTCATAGATTTCACGCCAATTTGCAACTTTAATTGCATTTCCACGATAATCTTTATTATGTTCATGTTCTATGAGCATGGAGTTTAAACCAAGTTTTAGACCAAGATCAGCATTCTCTGGCTTATCTTCTATCCATGCGCATCCGCTATCACGGTATGGTTCTAAAGCTTCATCTTTGTCACCGCCACATTCTAAGCAAATCACTTCTTCAAAAACCTTTTTACCAAAGATTGCTTCGAGGTTTTTAGTTCGTAGTTTACCAGCGTATTTATCTGTAGATAACGATGTGATACAATGGAATACAAATCCATGATCCTCATGTAACTTACGTACATATTTTACGGCATCTCTAAATGGAGTTAACCAACCAATGGCAGCTGAACAATTAAAATATTCACACATTTGTTTAGCTTCGTCATATGACATATCAAAGACTTTACCCATGTCATAAACACCATCGGCAACTGGATTATGACCACGTTCAGCCATCCATTTATAGAAGGAGTACTGCCAATCAAGCAGTACCCCATCACAATCAACAAGTATTAATTTTTCGTTTAATTTCATATTATATTCTTTCTTCTTATGCTGCAAACCTAGCTACGATACCACGTTCGTCAGTCTTATATAATTTTCCGTGAGACTCATATACGAATGAGTATTTTTGAGCCCGTGTTTTATACTCTACAATTTTATCACCTGCAAAGTTTATCATTTTTAAACCAAGACGATCAACTTCCATTTGAAGAATTCGGTCAGTCATAGTAACTGCACCTTTTACTTTTGCTTGGACTTTAATATTGACTTCAGCATCTGAGAAACTCATGTTTCCTACTGATATTTCCAAATTATTTTCAACACCATATGCCTCAAGCAATGCTTGCATTTCAACACGAAGATTGCGAAGTGTTGGTTTGTCGAATTTTGTAATTGTCTTTGTCATTTTATTATTCCTATTTTTTTTCATTTGATATATACATTATAACCGATTCTATTAGCAATGTCAATAGCTAATTTGATTTTAATTCAAATTATCTTCCACTAATGACCACTTACGGTTTTCTAGATTTTCAGTTGAAGTAATTAACCAGTCTTCACCATCGTAAAGGTAAAGATACTGAGCGCCATGTGTTATGTCGCCATTATCTATGAATAATTTTGGTGTAAGATATACTGAAGGTTCTTCTTTGTGAACAGCTTCTGATTTAGAAACCTCTAAGTCAGCTTTTAGACCAGAAAGGTAACCTGTTTCGGCAACTTCTTTTGCTTTTTCTGGAGTGTTAAATGAATCTAAAAGAAGACGGCCATTATACTCTACATAACCATCATAGTGACAATATGTAGTAGCAACTGTACCGTCTTCTTTAATATAACCGATCATTGATGAAGTACCCATAGTATTGATTCCTTTTTTATTTACCTTATAGAATCAATATAAACTATTTTAACTGCAATGTCAATAGTTATTTTCGTCTAATTTCAACTTTTTCATCAAAAGTTTTATTATTTTCTTCCCTTTTATTTCGCTTACGATCTCTGCGATTTTTGAGGCGTTGCTCTTTCAACGATACATCGTCGTCGCCTACCTCGTCCCATTCATCGTAATCTTCTCGGAATTTTTTAAATGTTTTTGCCATAGACCTTATTCTTCTATTAAATTTGGAAATGCTTCGTTAATAACTGCTTTAGTTAAACCTTTTATTGGTTTATGAGAAATCATATGATTAGCCAATAGTTCGGCATCATTATTATCTACATCCTCAAGTAAACTAATAAACAGTCCTTCTCGTTTAATCTGATTTAAATTATCATATCCTCCACCTTTAATAAAAATATTGAGTCTTCGAGCTTCTCTGAATAGTAATGATTTTGCCTCATCCTCAAACTCATTATGAGTCCAAGGTGGTGGCGTATCAGGCACTAAAAATTCAACTCTACTATCATATATATTTTTTAACACAACTTGCAATGGCTGAGATGCATTTTCCTGTAGCCATGCAACTTTATCACTCTTGCTTTTAATGCTAGAACAATGGTTAATTATTTCTGAAATTGATCTACGTATTGCCATTAGAAATCCTGTATGTCTGTAACTAAGTTTTTAAGTTTTTTCTGAATAAAGAAGTTAAACAATTGAGAACGTCCAACGTCTTTTTCTTGGTTAAACTCAGAACGAATTTGGTCTTGGTATTTTTGAGGAATTTGGGTAAGGTCAATCATCATTTTGTTTCTATGAAAACGACGTAATGTTTCCTCGTCCATTTCTTCTGTCCCACCTTTGTATTGAGCAAGGCGTTTCTGAGTCATTGGTTTTTGTCTTTGGCCAATTGCTAAACAATTGTCTGGTGACAAGATATTTGGTACGCCATCGCCAGTATCACCTTTTAGAATATGTTCTTCAAGGTACATGGATGGATTATCGTTTTTAATCCAACGTTTACGAATTGGATCAAATTGTTGAACATTTGCGTATGTTTGAAGCTGAATAAAATCTTTATCAGCTGATAAAACTAGGAATTGTTCTGAACCCATATTTAATTCAGTTCCATGGTCGTGAATAATAGTACCGATAACATCATCAGCTTCACAATGGTCAATATGAATTACTTTATATGGAAAGTGCTCACGTAGTTCATCTCGTATAGTATTCATAATACCAAACAAATGATTCCAATCTAAATCAGACTCATCGCGAGATTTTTTACGGTTACCCTTGTAATAAGGATATGCTTCTCTGCGCCATGTATTTTTACCATCAGCGCAAATTACGATTTCACCAAAGTCTTTATGAAACTTTTTACGGTTATTTCGTATTGAATTTAAAAACATGTGACGAATAATATTCTCGTCTATTTCAATGTTGTGGTGGTTACCAATACTCGCGAACAGCGAGGCTAAGATAACCTGATTATAGTCTACTAATATAGCCATTTTGATTCTCTGTTATAATTTAATTTATAGATCTATTTTAATCTATATCTTCGTCAATGTCAACTGTTATTTCTTGTTCTTCCCTATAATCATCAATATTAATTGAATCTCCAGCGAAGTCTTGTAAAGGGTGATGTATCCCGTATGTTGACAGGTGAAGTGATTTAATTGCCTCTAGTACTAAAACCATTGCAGGGAAATGTTTATTTGTCTCTGCAGGTCCTTCTGAGGTAAAGATACATCCAGCTCTAATGAGCTCTGTTAATACATATTGCCAAAGTGCTTCTGCAATCTGGTCCGCATGTCCCAATTTAAATTCAAGTAGCTTTTCAGCAACTTCTTCTTGGGACTGCGGTGGTCCATTTTGTTTGTCCTTTGGAAATTCTATAATATCAGCCATTTAGTTCTTTCAGTAGTTTATTCCAACTATTTGCAAAAATAGGAATACTGTTTTTGGATAAGAATGCTCTATCTGTTGTAGTAAATCGTTTAAGGAATTGATTATCTTCCTTTTGCGTATTTAATACTTGGTCAGCAATGCTATATGCTGCGTTTGCATTTGCGTTGTTATCCTCGCTGTAATCATACATTAATGTTTGACCACCAGATACTTCTGTTAAAGCGCCATAGTTTGGATGAATACATAGAACACCAGATTTAATTGCTTCAATCAGAGCAATACACGATGTTTCTTTCCAAATGTTTGGATATAAGAATACATCTGCTGATTCCAATGCTTTAATGATTTGAGCATTTGGAACTGATCCATGATACGTCATGTTTGGATGATTATGAATAGATGTAAACAATTCAACATATGGTTCATCTCTATTTGCCCAACCATATATAGCAAACGATGAATAGACATCGAGATGGATGTTGTCGTGATGTTTACTGAGTTCATCAAAGATTGGATATAGTAATTCCAATCCACGATGTGGAGTTGTATGGTAAATAAATCGTACTTTACCTGTATGACTCATATCCTCTGATGCAGAAAATTCTTTCTCTACTGCATTTGGAATTACTGTACATTTTGAGTATGGTAATCCATAATATGTAATGTATTGGTCTCGCTGCCATTGTGATACGAAAACAAAATGGTCGAATGTTTCCCAACCGCCATCTTTTAAAATATTGTTTTCTGGATCTTCAGCAAGATCGTGGCAATACAAAATATTTAGTTTAACGTCATTAGGGATTTCCCTCGGACGTGAAAAATGAATTGCCGTGTTTGATAGCAAGTCAAAATCAACATTGTCGAGTACGCGTTTGCGCATCATTTCAGTTCCGCCTTTTGAGTTTTTAGATAGTTCTGACTCGACGATATGACCTTTATGAATCATACTCATATGTTAGCTCCAAATTATGTATTGATTGATTGTAAACTATCCCATCGGAATGAACGCCAGCCTTGTGCTTCGAGGTCAAAGACAGCTAGTACATCTGGGTTAGTTTTACGTGTTTGTTTTTCCTGACCTTCCTCAAGTGGAAGTTGAGGAGGAAGCATTGAAGCTTCAAGTGTACAACGCATTTCGCGCTTGTCACCATTATTTTTTGTAAATACAATATCACATGGTCCTGCGACTAATTGTGCGATTGCTTGTTCTTTGTTGATTTCCATAATGTATTCCTTTTCATTTCAACAGTTCTATTTATATTTAGTCAATGTATTCTAATAATTTTAAATCTTTGCTTAAAACCTTAAACGATATGTCAGCTGTATCTTGCATTGGATCTATTCTCATATGAGTAATAAATCTATCGATGTACTGAAATTCTTTTCCATGCTCTATTGCTATATTCATACCTTCAAAAAATGTTTCTATATCGTAGGGGTTTTCATAAAATATTGGTTTGGTTGCCGTTTTAGGCTGCTCTGCTTTGCGATCCTTTTCCATAAAACTCTTTCTTATGTATTTGTTCTAATACCGAATAAAATGATTCAATAGTAGAATTGTTGTGAACTCTGTAAGTTTTTACGTTAAACTTATGAGGTAACACATACTTTTTGTTTATTTCTGTACGATGGGAATTTATATATTCCTGTTGGACATCGCCATCAAAATATCTCCGAGAGTCAGTAGAATAGTCACAGCCATCTCGTGTAAGTTGGACAAGTACGAAATTGTTATCTCCGATTTTATTTATAATCGGTATAAGTTCATCAACAAAACCTCCATCAGAAATTGCATAATTTTTACTTAAATCAATTTCATTAGCAACTTGATTACCAAAGTAATCCAAGCCACGTTTAGGTTTTACTATTTCTTCTGATACATATATCATTGCTTCACGGCAAGACATATGACCAAGATCCATATGAGGAACTTCTTTAACGGAACGATCATCATATCTTTCCATAAACCATTCATAATCAACACCAAAGTATTTTGATGTTTCTTTATATAATTGGTATTTAAACGAAAGATGTTTCCAACCTTTTTCTTTAAAGTAGTCGGCCGCAGCATCTTTACCTGACCTTGGAGGGCCATTAAATAAAATTATCATGCAAACGTGTCTTCCACTATTGCACTTATTTCAGCACATGCTTCTGTCCATTCTGACGGTACCATACCTGACAAAATAAATTCACGGTCTTCGTTTGTAAGATAAGGCATAACCTCATGTATAGATCCAAAGCCACCTTGGTACATGGCCCAATCCTGTGGATCTACAGGGATATTCTTTTGGCGGACTTTGCCGCTATATGCTGATGAACGTTTGATAATCATAATATGCTCCATGGATTGATTCCTATTAATACTAATATAAACCAATTTTTATGAATTGTCAACTATTATTTTTATCCATAAGCCATTTTAATCCTTTAACGTGACTACGATGGATTTTTGCTTGGCATATGCCGTTATAGTATGAATCATCTAATAGAGCATGGCGTGTGATTTGCTCATAAAGTTCGAGGTAACCCATTTCGCCTTTTTTATTACAAAGGTGGATTATTTCTCGGTAAAAGTTATCTGCGCCTTTTTCCTCAACCATAAGTTTAACTTCTTCTGATGAACCATAATACTTTTGCCAATCTGACTCAACTATTTTAGTTCTCTTGCGGGTCTTGCCTTTAAGAGGTGGAAGTTTTCTTTTTGATTTGAAAATCTTTTTACCGATATATTTTCTATCGTTTGAACCATCAGTGATTATATAAACAAATCCAATATAATCGCCAATCATTTCAGAGGTGAATTCCTCACCCTTGTAGTGCCACATGCAATAACTCCATAGTAATAGAGCTATTTATCAATCTATACAGATTTCCTCTTCGTCTTCGTATGTGACCATTACCTTTAAAGTTTTCATATCATCTTGTAAAGAAAGCCATACACGTTCAACATTATGTTTAACATATGACCTTCCATTATTATCAATTACTTCAACGCGAGTAATAGGATATTCTAAATGAATAGTATCAGGTTGTTTATTGATCTCAATTTCGCCAGTCATATGTATACCACACTCTCACGTAATCATTAAAGTTATCACCAAAGTTAGCAAACTCTGCCATTGGATAACCCTCTGACATTAGCCATAGATTTAAACTCCAAGGTTCTGGTAACGGATTTGGTAATGATTTTGGAAAACCATATTTCCATCCTTTAGGTGGATCTACCCAGGTTGTTTTCATGTTATCTCCTCATGTTTGCAATTGCAACAGCATCTTCTTTACGAGTAATAGGAACACCATTGGACTTGTGCATTTGACCAATACCGATAATATAATCACCAGTATATTGAGTGCTTTCTTTTACGGGACCGTTTTCAGCAACTTTATTGCTGAGTGGTGTTTTATTTTTAGATGCGTAATCTGGAATAGTATTTGTATTCCGAGCTTTAGTTTTACCAACACCCATTTTTTTAAGGAACTTCTCGTGCTCGATTGCAGCCAAGCGATCCTTTGGTGTTAGTTTCTTTTTCATTTTGCCATGGACTTGAACTCCACGTATCATATGCATACTCATTATGTATATCTCCTAACCTATTTTACTCCCCACTGAATTACGTCAGCTGAGTTATCATCATTTGAAACTGTTGTTATAGTATTCCAACTAACATCATCAATATTGTAGTTATCATCACCATTTGACTGAACATATGCAATAGCCGCTGCTAATGCTTTTTTCTTAGATGAATAAATTCCTAATGGACCATCGTGAGAACCATCTACTTGATATACATTAAAATTTGACATGTTATATATTCCTTTATTTGTTGATTCTAATATACCAAATATAAACAAGAATGTCAATAGTTAATTTCATTTTAATTTCATATTTTTTAAAGTTTCAACAATTTCTTTACCGAATGGCGTGAATAGAATTCCAAATGACCATACCCAATGCTCAATAGCTTGGTCGTCTTTTAGAGTATTAACATCTACCATTCGAGCTAAGGCTTGCTCATTTGTATCCATTAAGTTGATACTAAACATATCTATCTTAAATTGCTTAACGGCTTCAGCCTCAGCTTCTTTTTCTTCAAGCTCACGAATTTCCAATTGCTCGACTGTGTAATCCCAGCATTCTTGTTTGCTGGCATCATCTGAAGAGTAAAAAGGGTGGACACTACTTGGACGGTAACCAAAAGCATCTTTATGAAGGTCTGAAAAGATTTCAGTAGAAAATGTATAAGACATTATGCTAATTCTCCTGTGTATGTATAAGTGTACATAGTACCTTCAGTAAGGTCATAAAACAAGTGATCTTGTAAAGCTACGATTGACATTTTTTCAAGCGATGGTTTTACTTCATTCCATGTTGACTCACAGTTGAAAAGTAAAATTTCAGCAATTAATTCGATTTTATTTGATAACGTTTTATGCATTTGATGATTCCTTTTTTATATCTGTTAATACTAATATAACCGATTCTATACCAAATGTCAATAGCTAATTTGATTTAATTTCAAATTAATTTAAGTCACCGTCTCCACCACTACGAGTGTTTTCAATCTCTTGCGCAAACTCATTATAACCACCAATATGTTTGCCATACCAAAAAATTTGAGGAACTGTTTTGGCTTCTTTACCGAGACGTTTAATCATTTCATTTCTATTTGCAGAGTATGTAATATCTTTATATTCATGCTCTAAACTATATCGTGATGCTAACTTTTTAGCCCTTAGACAAAATCCACAAGTTGGCGTTCCATATATTACAATCATATTATCCTTCTCCCATTAAATATGCGCCTTCTGGCAAGTTCATTGAAGCTATAATTTCTCCAATTTGATCTGGCGACATTGTGATTACGCTAAATCTATTTGTGTCATTATCAAATTGACGTATATATGCAATGTCGTCATATATTAAAAATTGTACATCTTCATTTTCGCCTGTTTGGTCTAATACTGTGATTGAAGTTTCATCCCAATCCATTTCTACTGTAAACATTTATAAACTCCTCAATATTTTAAATGTGTGCTGCCAATCTTTTACGTGGTGATTGGTTCCTGCTTTATTTGCTCGTGCTAGTGGATAATCGTTACCACTCATATCCATTTTGTCTCCAAAGAAGTGAATGTTATCATCTTCGTTAAAGTCTTCTAGTATTTGCGATTTATCTTTACCTATAGGATATATATCCAAACCAGTCTCACCGCCAATTGCTGCGTGGAGACCAAGAGAATCTTTACCAAATATATAATTAAATGTATTGGCGAGATTACTTCTTTCTTTGTATTTCTTATCATATTCAATATATGTATTTCGTTCTTTAAACGTAGCGTTTCTACCAACAATACTGTAATTAACACAACCACGGCGTTCTTCAATATGATTGCCTGTACGCAATTTAAATTCTGATAATAGAAGTTGAGTATTAAGCCATGCGCGAGCTTCATCAGGTAATTTCCAACTCGATGCGTTAACAATTTCACCACGATGTCTTGTTTCAGATCCACTGCAATTATAACATGTAACTACGTTTTCAGTGATGTCTGCGCCAAGTTGCTCTTTTGTTTTGGAATAGTCAGATCCTGTTACCAACCATACCTTATGGGTTTCCATAAACTTTAAAAAGAAATGTTTGAATTTAGGATCCATCTTTTGTCGACTCGGCGTAAGTGTTCCATCTACATCAAAAATATATCTATTCATCTTCATATATAAATCCTTCATTATCATCTGCTTTAGTTTTTGATTTTTTAAATCGTAATGTAAATATCATAAGTTTAAATCTTAATTTAAGAATAAATTTTTGTATAGTGTTCATAGAACTTCCTCGCTATAAATTCATGTCCTTCTGCGTTTGGATGAGTATCCTCGTTACTTATTAGATATTTTTTTGGTAATACAAACGGAAAATCAAACCCAGAAAGGTTTTTAAAATAAGGATGTCCAATCAAATGTTCTGCGTCTAAATCAAAAAAGCTTTCCAGCTGGGCAAACATTATAAACCATTCAGCTTCTGTAAACACAATATCTCTATCAAGCGATTTGTTGGTTGACGTATACCTAGATAAATTAAAAGTGCCACAGACTGGCGCCATAATATATTTAATGTCTAACAGTTTACATAGCTCTTGTATTTGAAACATATTGTCTATCCACGACTGAAGATGTAATTGAAATAACGAAGGAACTTCAGACGTGTAGTGCACATCAGATAAATCTTTTTGATACATATACTTAAATAAATCTCGTGCGCTCTTTTGAAGAATTACATGTTTTTTATCAGGATTTGATAATAACACCATAGGATTAAGCTTATAATGGTTATATATAGCAAACCTCCAAATTTCACTCCAACCAACTACGACCATTTCAATATTTTTATGATCCTTTAAAATAGTTTTAGTAAGATTATTTGTTATTATATCATTTCCTTTACCGCATTTACCTTGATTAACTACATCTAATCCACAAAATTCTCCAAGTATTTCTGGCCATTTTGGCCAATCACATACCATACCTATATGTACATCAGACACGAAGTTTGCATCAGTAAAGCTGCATCCATCAGCCAAAATATATTTAGAAGACTTTGACATTATATTCCTTTTGAAATTGTAGAGCATCTTCCCAAGTATCAACCATTGGTTGACCTTTGATGTTTAAACTCGTATTTAATAACATTGGACAACCAGTCTTTTCATACCATTCTTCAAGGATTGGCCGTACAACTGATTTACAATCTGGTTTAACGATTTGAACTCGTGCAGTGCCATCAACATGTGTTACTGATTTATAATCATGCTTTGCCTTTGCCACGAATTGCATATACTCGTTCATCGGTCCTTGGAAATATTCATAAGCGTATTCTTCCAAGATCGCAGGTCCAAAGGGTCGAAACTGTTGTCGCCGTTTAACTTGATTAATAGTGTCCTTAATATCTCGTCTAGGGTCAGCGATAAGGCTACGATTGCCAAGGGCACGAGGGCCAAACTCACTACGACCATTTGCAATACCACAATAACTATGGTCAATAAGATGGCTAACAACTTCTTTAATTTTAATATCATTTTTTATATCCGTTCCAAGGTATGGATCAACCCAATTTAATTTTTTACCATACGCTAAAGCAGCGGCACCAAGTGACGATCCACAATCACCTGGGTTTGGCATAATCCAAATATTTTTACCTAGTCCTGCTATTTTACTATTAGCAACACAATTAAGAGCCACACCACCCATCATAACGAGATTACGAGAAGGACAGTGTTCTAATACTAACTTAGTAAGTTTGGCTTCGACCACACTCTGAGCAGAGGACGCCAAATTCTCTTTACTTATATAACGTAACTCTGGAATATCAGGCAAACCTTTATGACAATTAACATTTTCTAATATATTTTCCATTAATAACGTTTCAGTTGGAAAACCAAAGGCTGCCATACCCATTGTTATATATTCATCTTCCATCGGTCTTAAACCTAAGTACTTTGTAATTGCTGAATAAAACAATCCGATTGAGTACGGATATTTAAATGATTTAATCTTTTTCATTTGAGGTTTATTGTTTTTGGTCCAACCTTTCCAAATGGAAATGGTATCCCATTCACCGATAGCATCAACAACTAATATGTTGCATTCGTCAAACTTTGATGTATAGAAACCTGCAGCGGCATGTGACTGATGATGGTAAAAAGAAACGTCTGTTTTAATACGTGGCTTTGCATAAGGTTGACCAGCATATATTTGCCGTGTTCTTTTCAACCAATCCTTTTCATAAAAGGCAGTGGTATCGGCATCATCTATTTGAGTGTAGTGTAACCATCTATCGTTTTTAACACGACTTATTCTTTCAGCATGGGTGGCTGATAGTATATTTCCATTTTGGATTAACGTTGCGCCTGCGTCGTGAAATCCTTCGCTTAGGCCCAATATTCTAGTCATGATCGTATTAAACACCGTACTTTTTCGTTATCAGCAAATGGACCAAAATGTGTTTCAAACACAGCTCTATTCATTTCGCATGTAAAACGATCATTGTAATCTTTAATATACGAATAGTTATGTATATCGCCTTCCATTACGGTGATAACTACTATTGACCAAATATGACTTACCATCATGTATTCCTTTGTTTAATGATTCTATTATAAACAATTTTATAGCAAATGTCAATAGCTAATTTATTCACTTCCAGTCCAATGGCCACGAGCATGTGCCCTGCTTGTTAAATCAATAAACCTACTTCTGATTTCGTTTAATGTCTTTTTTACTATAGGATTTTCTTCTTTATCACATACTGATTTGAGTACGTCAACAAGTTTTAAATCCTCTTGCATTACTTTGTTGACATCATATGGTTCGCGTTTTTCAATCATCTTTGCACCAAAGGTTGTGACGATATGCTGTCGTTATAATCGTTATCACCATAGTAATCGCGGGTTGCGCTTTCTTTAGTCATAATTCCATTCTTAACACGATAGGTTACAATTTCTCTACGAATAACACCGTTAGTATCTGCGTCAAACGCACTTTTAAATGGTCCTTCAGTCATTACATACTCTCTTTCTTAGATCACTGGTACTAAAACGATGATCCCTTTTATTAAAATATAATTCTATACCACGAGACCTACAAATGTCTTTACCGGTAAAATCTTGCGTTTTATATTCTTCGCCAAGAATTCGTACATCTATATGGTACATTGACAATATATCACATAAATCTGATTCTGTCAAATACGGAATGATTTCGTCAACATAACTTACAGCTTTTAATTGAGTGTACCTTTCAACAATAGTTTGAACAGGCGAATTCTTATCTGCGCGATCTAGTGTTGGATCCATTTGTAATCCGCAAATCAAATAATCGCATTGCTCTTTAGCTTCTCTTAGCATTTGAACATGACCTGCATGAAGCAAATCAAACGCCGATGCTGTAAAACCTACAATCATAATTCTTTAGGTCCGTCTGATGTAAATTCCATGTTAGATACTCTTCCAACATATATTTTACCATTCCAACGCAGCTTAATTCGTTGATTTGCCACATAAGCTTCGAACGAAATTTTAGGCTGCATTCTGTCTGTCTCAACCTCAACTGTTACATCTGTAAGGGTACTAGTTATCTTACAAACATCATCGTATTCTATTTTACTCATTCACGTATTCCTCTATTATAACTAATTGCTTCACTTATTAAACTCAAATTATATCCTGTCTTTTTTGCACTATGTACTATCGCTGCAGTATCTTTTGGAAAACAATGTCCACCAAAGCCACGATCATCTTCATTAACATATGTATGACTTTTACCGATACGCGGATCGTCACTAACATTCATTAATAGTTCATTTGGTTCAACACCAGCATTTTTTGCCATATCATATATCTGATTAAAGAATGCAACCTTTGTCGCCAAGAATGCGTTTCTAAACAATTTAGTTAAAATTAAAACCTCAGGATCTTTAATATCAACATGTACCTTTAACGCATCTGATAATAAATCAAGCCAAAACTTAGTATCACCTCCACCAATAGAAACTGATGTATGGCTTTTAAAATCTTCAAATGCATGAGCTGCTCGTAAATATTCTGGTGAAAAAGTTATTTTGTTTGCGTTAGGTCGTCGAGCAAGTAATCTCCAGCCTTGAAGGCTAATAGTTGATTTTATTAGTATAGGTGTTTCATCATCGCTTAAATCTACACAATCATATACATTTTTCATATTACATTCGCCATCTTCACCTTCAGGTGTTGACACTGAAATAATTATTGCATCGGCATCTTTAAATACTGATTGATCCTTGTATCCTAATTGTGGATCAAACACTTTAATATCATGTGATGTTGATAGGATTAGTCCATGAGCCTTACCAACAAAACCATTGCCACATATTACGATTTTCATTTAGATTCTTTCCAATTATGAATTAGTTTAAGCTTTTCTTCTTTTGAAACACCTTCTACCATGTGGGGATTATCTCTGTCCCATAATTGTAATACTCTTTCTTCGTCTAAAATGAATGTGTCTAGAATTTGCTCACCTAACCAGTGTTGCGAAAATTCTTTAACTTCTTCCATAGTTACTGAGTCGTTTGTCCATTCAATAGCTTCTGCAATTGATGGAACTTTTCCGTCTTCTGCCAACGCACTCATAGGTACGAGGTAACGCATACGGTGTGTTGACACCACAGTGGTTACGACATAACGTTCGTCGTTATCTTCTGACATTTGTATTCTCCTTAGTGATTTATCCAAATGACTTTAGCATATCTTGCATCAAGCCAGTCTCGGTATTCTTGTGCATCCAATGGGCATGCGAAGTATTTATTAATTTTTTTATTCTTATAATATGCTTTAATTTGTACCATATTAATCTTCTCTGTAGAATATATGTGAACCCATACGTGCTACCCTGTGCATAGAAGGTGCCCAATAAGGAGATACGTATGTAGCATGGTAATGTGTTGCGCTTTCTGTAATTCCACGATGTGTTTGGTGTACATACATATCACGGGCATGTTTACGTGATTTTTCCCAAGCTTCATCATCTTGTGGTACATCTGATTTGCCATCGCAATACCAAGAAAACTGACATGTCTTTCTTCCAATCTTATAACCGTCATGTACTACATCACAAACAGTTGAAGGGTAACGTGAACTTTCAACACGATTTAGTACCACATCAGATACTGATACTGCATCAATCAGAGATGTCGCCCTGGTCTCATAATAGATGTTTAGAGCCATACACTCGAGTTCTTTTGAGTGGAACTCAATCAATGTATCTTGGAGGTCCTGAGCGTTCAGTTTGGTGCCCGTATAGATGAACCCGCCAAAGGCAGTCGTATTGATAAGAAGTGCACATATAGCCGTTTTAATTTTCATAATTTTTGCCTCAGTTTATATTTGTTGATTCTAATATAACTGATTCTATACCAAATGTCAATAGTTAATTGTGACCAAAGTTACTTTTTATTTGAGTTAAAACGTTTGTTAGTTTAAATATTAAGCCTGATGCTTTGGCTTGGTCTGACCAATAACTCTCGTCACCAGTCAGATCTGATAATACTTCAAGCAGCATCATATTTTGATTTCGTAATGTATCCATTTCTTGGTAGCACGCATTTATATCTCTGTTTAGTTCTTTAATCTCTAATCTGAGAACATCTATACCTGCTGTACCTTTATGAACCTTCATTGCCATACTTTTCGTAGAAATCGTAATCTATTTGGTAAACCTTTTTAATAAAGGCAATTTGTTCTTTACTGAAATCATCAGCCGTGATTTCTTTTTTAGTTTGATTTAGCTTCTGTGTTATTCCAAAGTGGCTGCACACACCATGTTTCTTAATGACTGTAAACCCAACAAATTTGTTAATATCAATAAACCATGCTTGTGGGTGAAAATGATGTAATTGATGCGCTGAACCAATTTTATGTAAATTAGCAAAGAAGTAATCAATTTTTTCTTGTTTAGTACATTTGCTTAAGTCAACACCAAATGTAGAAAATATATCTTCACCATAATGATAATATCTTTGCTTTTCAGTAACATATGCATTAATACATGAAACGAACCTTTCAACAGGATCTGAATATACAACAAGAGGTCTGCCTCGAGCATCATCGTATTCATCAGTATCTCTAAATACCTGTTTACGATCTGGGAATGTTTCTTTAACGGTTACACTACAACTCCTTGGTATTTCAAACCAATTTCGTTTACCATCAAGGTTATACATTAATGGAAACTTAAGCTTTTGACACCAAAAACAATTACATTTATTAAATTGAAAGTCTTTATCTAATTTGGTTGTAGGTAATAAAAATTCTCTAATCTCAGGATCTTCAAATGCAAACGCTGGTAATTTATCAACCGGAAATCTTTTTAAGATATGAGTATTATTACCGTCTGGTGCAGGACCCTCTTCCATTAAACTTTCGTCAAGTTTAGAGTATTCACTATAACCTCTAATATCTTCCATCCATTTAAATGAGTCAAATGCGTGAGCAAAAGAATCGGCTTTAACTTTACGGGTTTCAGCTCCTCCCATCCATGCAAAGTGCCAACCCATATCCTGAATGATTTTATTTTGATGCGTTGGCCAACGGACAGGGTAATGCATGGCGCCACATCGTATTCTATTTACAGATGTTTTCATAATTTGTTTTTTGGTTGCAAAGAACATGGCTTTCCACCAAACTACATGACTGCCATCAGTATTAAACGCTCTTAAATCTGCACGACCTTGTAAATATGCTAATGGTATTTTAAGAATAATTTCTGGATTATTCCTGCACATCTGAGCAACCCATTTAACATTCTCTGGTTTAATGATTTCATCTGCATCACCATATATGAATACATCATCGTCATTAAAATTATCCATGGCTTGCATAACAGCGTCTTTTTGTAAACGCTCACGTACCCTAGCATATAAAGAGTTTTCACTGTCTCTATTTGCACCAGCATTAATCCTATCAACCTTTTCAATTACTAAGTCTTCTTGTTCAGCAATGTCATGTTCAACATAATGGATCCTTTCCATTGGTAAACCTTGCTGACGTGCAATCTCTAAAAATTTACGTTCAACTGGTTTACCGCTATGTGTTTTATTAGACTCAACAATAATAAACTTATCCACTACATCTTTTAAAAGATTAACTCTAAGTTTTAAGAGTTCAACCCCAGTAGGAGCAAAAAATGGAAAGCAATCGACAATCATTACTTAGTCCTCTCGAGTACGGTAAGTCCGTTGTTGTTAGTTCGGAATTCTTTAAATTTCCACTCAGGGTTGTTAATAACAAAATTAACGATTGGTCCGATTAATCCTTCGTTAGGCATTGGTCGTTTATCAGCGAAATCTCTCCAGTTTTCTTTTTCATCTCTGCAGCCATATGTTTGTGTATCGTGGAAAACCAAAAACTTATTTGCTTTATTACCATGCATTGCTAATTCACGTTTTAATTGAGAACCAGAATGCCATGTATCAATAAAAAGTAAATCAGTTTGTTCTATATCAATATTCAATACGTTTGCTTTTTCGTATACAACATCTTTACCTACAGTCTTGGCTCGTTTAAATAACTCGCTTACTTCCCAGTTCAATTCAATATCATATGACCTTAGGGCTGCATTAGTATTAAGGAATGCTTTGGTACTTTGACCATCACGCACTCCCATTTCTGTAATATGTTCACATTCCATTCCTAAATTAAATAGCAACTCGAGATGCTCATTAATATCAGAAAATGTATTCTTGGCGTTATTATATTCGCCTTCTATAAATTGTACGAAACTCATATGTCTAACCACCTTGTATTGTTTAATGTCCAGTTAACTACCTCAGCAATACGTTGTTGTACTGGCTTTGGTTCCCATCCCATTTCTTTCATTCTATTACCACTCAACGCATAACGTAAATCATGCCCCGGCCTTGAACTATGGAAATCCATAAATTCATAATTAAGTGGCTTATCTTGAGCATCAGCAATCATTTGAGCTAGTTCTAAATTATTCAATTCAGTTGCACCACAGATATTAAACTTTGGACATTTGACGCCAGAGTTATTAGTAATATTAAGTGTACCCTCATGTTCTAATAAAAACAGAGTTGCATCTGCCACATCTTCAGCATGGATATAATGACGAGATCCTGGGATTGTTTTTGACGCATCACTATGAATTGTTACCTTACCACCATCTCGTACATTACGAATAGTCATAGGAATAAATTTCTCGGGATGTTGTCTTTCGCCAAATACATTCATAGTATGTGTAATATAAATTGGCATGTTATAAGAATTCTGATATGCTACACAAAGCTCTTCAGCACCAGCCTTTGAAGCCGAGTACGGATTAGTTGAATTGTAACGATCATATTCATCATAATTAACACCTTCTGGCGCTGGTCCAAATACTTCATCAGTTGAGAAATATAGGAAACGCTCAAGGTTTTCTTGTTTACGTGCAAACTCTAAAATGTTACATGTACCGACAACATTATCCATAACAAATTCCATTGGAAAATCAATAGAACGATCTACGTGTGAACCTGCAGC